CTTGCAGGCACGATGAACGTGGCCTACGACATTGCGAACCTGACCGTCCTCTCCCTCTCCGGCGTTGCCCTGACTCACAACTTTGGTGCGTGGGGTTACATTGGAATCATTCCAATCTTGATTACGGCGTACTTTGTTACCTACCACGCCACTATCCACGGCCACGAAAAAATTGTAGACGAAGAGGAACTGGCGGAGGACGAGGAGAGGGATCAAAAGATCATGCTCCTCGAACTAGAGATGATCCGTTACAAAGAAGAGAAAGCCCTAGAAAATGAATCGTGACCTACTCCCCGGCGACCTAGTACTCGCTCACTCCAAAGGTGCCTTTGCCGTCCTGATCCGTTTTGGCCAGTGGCTCCGTCCATCGTGGAGGCCGTACAAGAAGTGGAACCACGCTGCCATCGTTGTTGATGTGGGTGGCATGGGAGCGCCCCTGTGCGTACAGATGGGGCGACGAGGCCAGCTCTCACCCCTGTCTGACGTAGCTCCTGGTGGCTATGTGGAGATCCGCCCCCTCCCCGCTGGGGTAGATAGGACCAAGGCAGTCCACTATGCCAAGGAGCAGATCGGCGTGAAGTACAGCGTAGCGGCCATCTTCTCTATTGCTCTAACCCTCCTTACTCCAAAGATGTTTCACTTTGATTTCCGCCGCAAGGGGGATTCCCTTATTTGTTCCGCACTTGTGGCAAGATGTTGGGAGCACGGTGGATGGTCGTGCCCAACAGACCCATTCCAGATCACTCCCGCTGAGTTGGCGAAGGCAACGGAGGGTGACTAACTAAGGGAGGTAGCATGAAGAACATTGCTACACACATAGTCATACCGGATTGTCAGGTCAAGCCAGGGGTTCCTCTGGATCATCTGGATTGGATTGGCAAGTACTTACTTGAGTTTGCAGGTAAGGAAAACGTCAAGGTTATTTGCCTTGGTGATTTTGCTGACATGGAATCTCTTTCGTCCTACGATAAGGGCAAGAAGGAAATGGAAGGCAGGCGCTATGCCAAGGATATCGAAGCAGCCAACTACGGGTGGGAACTCCTCAATAAGCCCTTGGTCGAATACAACCGTAATCGCTTGGCTACGAAACATAAACAGTGGTGGCCCAAGCGTCATATCACCCTCGGAAACCATGAGGATCGAATCAGCCGCGCTATCTCTCTTGATGCAAAGCTCGAAGGCACGATCTCAGAGTCAGACCTGAATTACGAGCGGTCAGGTTGGGATGTCCACCCGTTCCGTGAGGTTCTCTGGCTAGATGGGGTGGCATACAGCCACTACTTTTACAACCTGATGAACGGTCGCCCCCTCGGTGGGCAGATCGAACCCCGGCTTAAATCTATTGGTCACACCTTTACGATGGGCCATCAGCAGACGCTCCTCTACGGGGTTCGCTATGTCGCTGGCAAATCACAGCATGGTCTTGTTGCTGGAGCAGCGTACCTCCACGATGAGGAATACCTCGGCCCGCAGCAGGCGTACTGGCGGGGCATTGTGGTCTGCCATCAGGTAGAGGACGGATCGTATGATCCGATGATGGTGTCATTGGATTACCTTGCACGAAAGTATACGGGAAAGCGATTGGCAGACTACCGGCCAAAGTTGTATGCTCCTAGGAATGACGTTTAAAAAGGAGAAATTATGACCGAGGGAGCAGATTGGGATTCCGTTTCCGAGGAAGCCTATGGCCTGGTATTTGGAGAGAGAAACGCTGAATACGATCACCCTTTCGTAGACTACAAGCGTACTGCCGAACTATTCAATGCCCTTACGGGCAGGGATCTGGATGTTCGAGAAGCCGTAGCTTTTATGTTATGTGTCAAGATGTCACGGTTGGGTGCTGCGTTGGATCACAATTTTCCAGCGAAAAAAATCAGGGACACGCTGGTAGATTTGTCCGGGTATGCCGATTGTCTTTACGGTGTCTGGGATTCTGCCTGATCCTATGCAAGAAATCTTATGTAGGTGCCCCAAGTGCGGAACCATAACCAACCTCGGACGAGCTGATTCGTTCCCTCCATCTCGCTTGATGATGTTTATTGCAGATGTGCAGCATGACCATCGTTGCAAGGTTGTTGACAAATCACGACAAAGCGATTAGTTTGTACATTGCCGGTAAGGAACTGGCAAAACCAAGGGAGGCAAGATGGAGCGTGACCCAGACTTGTTAACTTCATTGCAAGCTGCTGAACAACTTGAGCAGATCGCTCAGGACTTAGCGTTCACCAAGGAGGACACCGCTGCATTCGTACTTGCATGTGCGAAGGTTTTGCGCGAGTGTAGCCATCAACTTGATGAGATGTACATGAAGTATGAGTTTCCTAAAGATTTGGAGGAAGGCTATGGAGACCGCTAGTTTTGCGGCACCCCGAGTATGGGTGGAAAAGTTGGACCGAGAGTTCCCATTGTTTGTGTCTGCTGAGAAGGCATCACGGATCATTGGAGTATCTCGACCCACGGTTATGCGAATGATTGAGCGGGCGCAATTGCGTGCCGAACGGTCATCAGCAAACCTTTGGAATGTTGAGACTCTGAGCGTGTTTGAGTTCTTGAAGCTGGACGCAGAGATGGTGGTGCGAGATGTCTGATTGGAAACAACCAGTTGAACCACGGTTTACTCAGTTGTTTGTTCAGGACCAGATGGATCGCAACGCAGCTCAGGGCAAGAAGGCCCAGGCGTTTGATACCCCGTTCCGGTTCAGTGATTCAGGCAAGTGTGGACGGGCTTTGGCCTACTCCTCGCTTAGCTACGAGGGCGAACCCTTTGACGCTGCCGGTACTTTTGTGACTGGCCTTGGCACCCTGCTGCACGAGATTGTGCAAGAGGCCATCCTTAAGCGGTACCCCGATGCACGTTTTGAGATTCCCTCACAGACCCCAACCTCATCGGGTCACGCCGACGCCATCATCCCCACTGAGGACCTTGGCCTTGTGCTGTGGGAACTTAAGACGATGAACGGTACGGCTGCGAAGAAGGCCATTGGGTTCAACACAAAGGGATGGGGCGAGCCGAGTGGACCGCGATACTCCACCGTCATCCAGTCTGCGCTAAACGCTCAGGCCAACGGGTGCGACACCATTGTTATCGGACACATTGCGTTGGAGGCAATCTCCAAAGGCCTTGCTGAGAAGTGGGAAGTGCCCGAGATGATGCGGTTCATTTCTGAATGGATCATCCCGAAGGAGGTATGGGAGCCCATTGCAGACCGGGAGATTGTTCGCCAGCTCCGAATCATTGACTCTATGGAGGATGGATTCCTACCCCACCGCACCGTTGTTGATGATGACGGTATGGAAATCTCGCTAGACCCTGAGAACTCACGGTACTGGCAATGTCAGTACTGTTCGTATGTAAATCAATGTAAGCAGGACGGTGGCGGGGAGCCTCCGATCAAGGAAGGTAACTAATCATGGCTCACTTTGACCTGAGCAATTACGCAACCGTGGCTGAGAGGATCACTCGATTCTACGAGGACCACCCGGACGGACGCATCGCTACCGAGATGGTTCATATTTCGGAAAGTGGCAAGCAGTTTGTGGTGAAGGCAAAGATTTTTGCTTCCATTGCTGACGATGTGCCGGTGTCTACTGGTTTGGCCGAGGAGCACTTTGCTGACCGTGGCCCGAACGAGACCTCACCATTGGAAAACGCTGAAACAAGCGCCATCGGTCGAGCCTTGGTGAACTGGAAGTACAGCTCCACCGCTGAGTCTCGTCCCTCCCGTGAAGAGATGGAGAAGGTGAACCGTGGCACCGTCACGCAGGGCGTACCAGACCGTGTGAGGCAGGCGGCGGCACCGTCTGGTGACAAGATCCAGGTTGCCAACGATGAGCGTTGGAATTGGATTTGTCAGGCCGCCGACACTCTGCCCGATAGTCACAAGTCATACACTTTTGTCACGGACATCCGAGCCAAGGGCGACAAGTACCGTTCTCTGTCAGAGAAGCAGATTGCAGCAGCGTTCAAAGCAGCATGTGAGTACCTCGGGACCCCTAAGCCTACGGACCTCGTGGCTCCGGTAGCAGCAGCATTTCCCGGTGCCACTGAACTCCTAGCCGGAGAAGAGCCATTCTAAAGGCTTGACAATGTTGTGAAGGGTAACTACCTTTACAGGTGAACCAATACTAGGGAGGTATAATGGGTAAGATCAAGCAACAGATGTTGGCTGAGATTGTGGAGCCATCTGCTCGGGAGCTTTGGCTGTCCGAGGAGCGCATAGAGATTCCGGCGAAGAAACACCGGATGCTGTACACAATCATGCTGAGCGCCAAGCGGACATTTGACTACCCCGAAATCAAGGAGTTCAGAACGATGCTGTCCGAGGACATTGCGGAGTTTGCTGAGTGGAATGCTCGGTGGAACGATTTGCTCGAAGAGGTGGAGGAGGAATACCGTGAACTTGCTTGATATGATTACAGACGAAGCGATTCAGCGATCCGACGATCACGCTGACCAAGCATGGAAGAAGCTGGCTGTCATGGCTGTTGAGGCGCTGTCCCTTCGGGGCAAACCTTTTACGGCTGACGATCTGTGGGACGAGATGCAGGTATTCAACATCTCCACCCATGAACCTCGTGCTCTCGGTGCCATTATGCGCCAAGCGGCTCGGGCCGGGCAGATCCGCAACACTGGAACCTTCGTGAAGTCCAGGCGACCCGAGTGCCACCAGCGTCCGGTTGCAGTTTGGGAGGCGGCTTGATACGCTCAACGATCCTCGCACTTGGAGTCCTGCTCGGGGTTTTCTGGCCGACACACACGGTTGAGGCACAGAAGCACCCTCCGAGTACCACAACTTCCACTACGACCACCACGACTACGGCCCCCCCGCCAACCGTGGACCCGGATCTAGTGGAAGCTTGGGGGAAGGTAGCAGTGTGTGAGTCGGGAGGCTGGTTAGTGCTCGGGAGTGCGTATCCAAACTCGTTGGGAATCACCGCCGCCAATTGGTATCAGTTTGGTGGCACGCAAGATGTCTTGCCCGAAGCTCAGGTCATGGTGGCCGAGCGGTTCAGGGCATACTACGGTATTGAGATACCGGATCAGGGAGGTTGTGCAGGAGCATGGTAGGACTAACGGCAGTTTCTTTGTTTGCTGGCGTGGGAGGCTTTGACCTTGCACTAGAGCGAGCTGGCGTGCCTGTAGTGGCAGCAGTAGAAATCGACAAGCAAGCGTCGGGGGTTCTAGCGCATCGGTTCCCCAACACAAAGTTGTTTGGGGATATTCAGGAGGTAACGAGAGATGATTTACGAGGAGCCGGGTTTGTTCCCGAACGAGGAATCATTACAGGAGGATTCCCTTGCCAAGACCTCAGCGTCGCTGGAAAGCGTGCTGGACTTGCCGGAGAACGCTCTGGTCTCTTTTGGGAAATCGTCAGGCTCATTGACAATCTTTACCCAAGATGGCTTATCCTCGAAAATGTTCCTGGTCTCCTGTCATCCAATGGAGGACGAGATATGGGAACCGTCATCGGGACGTTGGCTGAGCTCGGGTACGGGGTCGGCTACCGGATTCTGGACGCTCAGCACTTTGGAGTCCCCCAGCGTCGTCGTCGAATCTTCATTGTCGGATGTTTTGGAGACAACGGGCGAACACCTGTGGAAGTACTTGCTCTCACCGAAAGCCTGCGAGGGAATCTTGAGGCGGGCCAATCGTCGGGGCAAACGTCTGCCAGACAGGTTGGAAGCAGCGTTGCAAGCGGTAGTGGCTTAGCAGAAAGAGAGAGTCGGCACGATTGGTCCGACCTTTGGCCCTTGCGGCCACGAATTACAAGAGAGCGGAGGACAACCTTGTGGTGGGTCAAGTCACGACGGGCACAGAATAATGAGGACTACGAAACTTGGGTGGGGGGGGTGTGACTCCTACTTTGAATTCATTTGATAACGTAACTGAGAGCAGAGCGACCGTTGTAATAGACGGTGTTCGCCGCCTAACTCCAATGGAGTGTGAACGCCTACAGGGATTCCCCGATGACTGGACCTCGCATCGAGTGGATAAAAAGAAGGGTTTGATTCCTCAAGCTGATAGTTCTAGGTACAAGCAAATGGGCAATGCTGTGGCAATCCCGTGTGTGCAATGGATTGTGGATAGGCTGGTGAAATATGAAAACTTTTGAGTGTCCAAATTGTCAGATGAAACAGCAAGTTCTTGGGCACCTTGTCGCCCATCGTTGTCACATGAACAAGAACAAGATGACTCATTTTGTGGAGGTAGTCGGTGAAGCGAAGCCCACTAAATCGAGTTAGCAAGAAACGCAAGAAAGAGAACGCTATCCGTAAGATCGTGCTTGCTGACAAGTACGGACCGCCTGCCAATTGGAAGTGCGAACTTGGACCGCTGATTGGGACCAAGTGCTTTGGTCCAGTGAACGGGCACGAACTACTTAAGCGATCCCGAGGCGGCTCAATCACGGATGTAGACAACATTATGTTGGCGTGCAACCATCACAATTCCTGGGTGGAAGATAACCCGTCCGAGGCTTACGAGCTCGGTTTATCGTTCCATAGCTGGGAGAAGAAATGACAACACCACAGAAGGCAAAGGGATCGCAGTTTGAGCGGGATGTAGCCAAGTTTCTTGCTGAGAACGGGCACCCTTACGCTGAGCGTCGATACGGTGCCGGGAATACCCAGGACAAGGGAGACATCAACGGCCTGCCGGGTCTCATCATTGAATGCAAGAACCATAAGTCATTTGACCTGCCCGGCTGGTTGCGCGAGGCTGAGGTCGAAAGAGTAAACGCTAAAGCTGACTACGGAATCGTGGTAGCCAAGCGTCGAAGCAAGGGAGCAGCGGAAGCTTACGTCGTTATGACGCTCGCAGATTTCGCAAAACTATGGAAAGAAAGAGATGAAAGATGAGCAAGTACCTACCACCGAAGGCATGCAAATTCCCGTGTGAGCACGATGATTGTGCAGAGCAACGTGGGGATTGGCAATGTGAAATGTGTTGCAAGGTATACTCCGTCATTGAGGTTCAAGCGCAAACTGACAAAATTGCCATGTGCGAACCTTGTGCATGGAGTGGGCAGTGACTCGCAACGGTAAACCTTTGGGCCACAACATTCACCGTTACAAGCGGCACGGTTGTCGGTGCGAGGTGTGCTCTGATGCACACTTTATTTATTGCATGGAGCAAGCGGACAAAAAGCGTAGCCAACGCAATCCCGAATGGTTCATGGAAGTGGATGACTACCCACCATTAAGCGTTGAGTGGATCAAAGAAAACCTTCCAGGACTACTAGAGGAGATGCGAAGTGCTTAGTTACAATCAAGTGGCAGAAGCCATTGAGAACGAGGGTCGAAGGATCGGCCAGCTCGCTGAAGAAATTGCTGACTGTGCGGCGAACGCCGCTGAAACCGAGGCAGACTACAAACTAGAAGTTGCTAAAAGTCGTATCAAGTTTCGGGACGATGCAGCCGGTCGAGGGGTCAAGGTCACGGTGGATCAGGTGGATGACCATGCCACGCTAGAAGCCTCTGAGAGCCATCGGGCGTATCTTTTGGCACGGGAGTCCCTAACGGCGATTAGAGAGGCTCTCAGGGCATCACAGGCACGTCTGGACGGACTTCGTACATTGGCCGCTGGCTATCGTCAGGCCGGTGGCTAGTGGAATACGATTCTGGCGCTTGGCGGGACCAGGCTGCGTGCAAGGGAGCTGATACGGATTTATTCTTCGCTGAGAATATTCACGATATTGGTCCAGCGGTTGAGCATTGTTTTGAGTGCCCAGTAATTGACGAATGTTTGGAATACGCAATTTCTGACCCGTTTATTGTTGGGATTTTTGGTGGTACTTCCAGCGTTCAGCGTGCTCGCATTAGGAAAACCAGAACCAAGACCGGGCAGCGGCTCAGTGCTAAAGATATGATTCCCGACCGAAAAACCTGCGAGCATTGCGGCATTGTATTCTCTTATTCTCCAACCCCGAAACGCTATTGCTCCACGGCTTGCAATAAAGCTGCAAGCAGGTTGCGGCGGATCGCTCGAACGGCTTAGTGCTAATCAAGGTGCGGCTTAGTGCTAATGAGTCCGGACGCGACAAAGCCCCGACCGGAGAGAGAGTCACAGTCGGGGCCTTGTCTAAGCCGGGAGGCTACGGGGGAGTGTAGCACACCCGACAATCTTAGTGGAGCGGCTTAGTGCTCATTATCAGCTGAAGCCTCCCTATAAGCAATGGCCCACCCTTCTGGTTCGCTGCCATCCGATGAGTAATCCACTAAAGCAACGTAATAACCAGGGTTGGCTAGAACGTCCCGAGCTAATCTACCGCTGAGGTATTCGCTAGGGTGCATAATCGGACCCGAGTAGCGATCCTGACCAGAGTAACCATCCAGCAGAGTCCAACTAGGCCCATCTAGTTCGCCATCGTAAAGGCTAGGTGCATAAATACCACCGGCATCCACAATTTGCTCGTTCGGCAAGACTCTAATAACGTGATCAAATTCCATATGATCGTTTAAAGTTTCCGGCTTAGTGCTCATCATTTCTTACCCTCTCTCTTTCTTACTGACTGATTTAGTCAATAGCTCTCGGTGCGGGAATCGAACCCGCACACGCTCCAAGCCGAGATACCTTGTCTAACCCTTAGGACGCATAGGCATGATCATAAAGAGCACGGTTCCCAAGTCCCCGGTGAGGCTCCACCGTGCAGGACGCTGATTGTCCAGCAGGGTGATCAGTTCAACGCGTGTCGCTGACCGAAGTGAGGATTGCAGAGCCTTGCCAACTTTCGCAACCCTTCCCAAATTCTCGGCATTAAACCCGCACCCCTCTAGGTTCCACGCGTCACCGAACCCCGGCTCAACAATCAGAGAATCAGTGTCGGGATAGGTTTCCGGTTCTAGTGCGATGACGTGCCGGGCATCGCCAAAATCAAGTGTCAGAGCGCCATTGTCAAGAATGAGCTCGACATTCCCGAACCCCTTAGCCTTAGTAGCGTTGAGAATAGCCTCAACCCCGGCACCGGCGATTACTACCGGGCCAAAGTTCCCGGATTCAGTTTCGTGGCGATACTTTGCCAGAGTGTAGGAATCGGTAGCGGTAGCCTTCAGCTCGCCGGCGTGAATCTCTAAACGAACCGCTGCGAGGATTGGGCGGGTCTTATCCTTACCCCGGCAAGGCTCCACGCTTGCTAATGCAGCGCGTAGAATATTCTTTGGAATCGTGGCGGTAATTGGCTTAGTGCTAATTTCTTCGGTTGTAGTCATTTGACTATCCTCTCTCTCATTAGGTGCGACTTGCACCCGCTCCCCCGCCGGGAATCGAACCCGGCTAAAATCCAATGGGGGACCTTACTACCAGCGACGGCGAATGCGCCGGGCTCGACGATATGCCAAAGCTAACCCAATTGCGAACCCGGCCACGATACCGGCTAATCCGCGACCGGGGCTAGCGGTAGAGTCGGCGTTCCAACATGAAAGCATTCCGGCCAGTGCGCCCATGGATGCCCATACCGCCACGATTCGGATGCCGGGGGTCACTGGACAATCATTTCAGAGAACGATTCCAGCGCATCGCACAACGGTGAAAGGCCATAAATACCCCGGCGATCCTCATCGCCACCCCAAAAGGTAAGAAGCTCAACATATCCAGTCCCGTGATCGAATGTCCGCGTTAGCCAGACATTAGGCCCGCCATATGAGAGGAGAATCTTCACCCCGGTAGGCTCCCATTCCCCCCCCGGCAACATCTCCCCAAGAATGGTGATTTCTAGCGCGTCCTCGATCCAGAGGCTTATCGGGGAACGGTAGTCATCCGTGCGCTCGAATACATTTTCAGACTCGGCAAGGCTCCACGCCTCACGCGTCACCGCTTCGGCATTTGGCCGAGTGGCATCCCAATGCAACGCAACGCTAGCGGCGCGGGCGTCTTGGTGCTCATGCCAATAGCTTTCGATAAGATCCACACCCTTTAACCCCCCCTCGATGCTATCGGCGTAGTCCTTAGTCATTGTGTCCGGCTTAATGCTCATTGTTTCTTCCTCTTTCTCATCCGCTTGTGCGGCTCAGTGCTCATCCTTTCACACGTTGCACACTGTCGCAAGTGTTTAAGGCGAACTAGTTCCCCGGCCAGGAATCGAACCCGGCCAAGCCTACCGAGGCGGGGACGCTTGGGGCTATTCGATCCACCCCGTGCAATGGCACCAGATCACTTTGCCGCTGTATTTCCCAAGGTTGCCGCAATTCGGGCACGCATCTTCATAAATCTCCTTACATGTGAGGCAGATTCCCGGCGTGTGAGTAGGCTTGGCCGGGTCTAGATACAATTCGCGGTGCTCTAATTTGTTGATCCTCATGGCCTCTCTCTCTCTCTAGGGGTGTCTCCCCGTCACTTAGAACCATAGGGAAAATGTTGCGACATGTCAACCCCCTTTGTTAAATTCTTATGTTGTGTTCGCCTAGTGTTCGCTCGCGATAGTTAGCAGTTGATAGCCTAGAGTAGGCAGCTGAGAGGCATATGCTAATTCTCATCCATTGCATAGTTATCCACCGCAATGTATACCCATTCCTTAGAGTATCGAACTAATATAAGTTACTACTGAGTAAGTTACTGGTGAGTAACAATGACCCGGTGTGTGCCGGGGCGGGGGGTGTGTAAATGTTTGTATAGTAACCTCACACAGTGCCCTCATTTTCACTTCAAGCGGTGAGGTGGGGGTGCGTAAACGCAACCTGCCCTCAAACCGCCCTATAAGCCTCTGTAAGACATCCAAACTTCTTCACGGGAGCTGAGTGCGCCAGCCCCGCTGTGCGTTCTCTTGTGGCGCAGGCCCAAAGGGTCGAGCACGGCAACGAGCAAAGCGAGGCGGCAGTTTGTTGTTGTTTGTTATTACCCCCGGTACTCACCAACTCTTTTGTAAAGAGCGCACCCACCCGCTAAGTTGTACATCTTGGTCCGTAGAGTTGTACATCTCCTACCTCCCTGGTCAAGCTGGTCAATGCTTGGGGGAGTGGTCCTGCCTAAAGGACATATAAGGCTGTAACCCTACAACGGGGATCAAACCGACTACCACACCGGCCCGGAACGCGGGGGCAAAACGCCTAGAAACACTAGCCGCCTAGTGCTCCCTCCCGTCTGGCTTTAAGCCATTGGCTACAAGATACCACACTGTCACTCACAAAGTTGTCTACCAAATGGTAAGATGCTGAGACTGTCATTAGGAGGTGAAAATGTTGATCCTAGAGTTTGTCATTTTGGCATTTGTTATGCTGATTGCTGGCCTAACCCTGTATGACTTTCAGCATCCATTTATTCCCGAGAATCCTGAAGAACTAGAAACCTGGACCTGCGACAACTGTGGCTACCATGTGGAAGCTATGACCATTGAAGGTGTTGTCGAAGGTATGCGTATCCACGAAACTTCCTTTGATTGTGAATCGTACGACGAAGAAGATGTTTGACCATGAAGGTTACGAGCCCAGGAGAACCATGAGCGATGAAACCGTTACCATTCCTAAGGATGAGTACAACAAGCTGCAACTGATTGCCGACATTATGCGACGTGACTACCTAGCAGTTACTCTCCCCGCTGGGACACAGGATGCTGCTGACGCTTTGCTCGCCACCGCTACCGCTGCTGAGTGGAAAACTGCAATCGAGGACCTTGATGGTCTTAGCTCCTAGCCCCCTGTACATTCCGCTGACTCAACCATTTGAGGACGATGAGGATGCCGAGGAAGAATACGCTCCTGAATTTTAAGCACCTCGGTGTTCCAAAAAAGTTTTTTACAACTTTAGGAAGGACGCGAGGGGATCACTGCTTTAACAGGGTCCGCTCCTCGCACCAAGGGAGGTTGGTAATTAAATGGTAGCATCTTATGAGGATTCATGGCAGTAACCCCCATTCAAAAAGAAAAGTTTTGGGCACTTCGCCAAGCAGGTTTTTCACAACCAGATGCTGCCCGTGCTGCTGGTTTTTCTACTGCTACTGCTCAACGCATTGAAAAACAAGCTCGTGACCGTGGACAAAATCGTGTAATTGAAAAAGCCAACGATGAGTTTCCAAACCCCAAACGACCAAATGAATTATCAGCAGAAGCCAAACGTAGCTTAGAAGATTTTGGGTTTTTCCAAGAACGATATTTTGGCCGTATTGCTATGCCTTGGCAGGAAGAAGCGGCTAATGCTGTAGCCAAACTTCTTGACACTCCCAACGAAGAATATGTCGTTGTTAACGCTCCTCCGGGTTCGGGTAAGACTGTTACTTTTGTTCACGACATTCCCGTTTGGCTTACTTGTCGTAACCGAGCCATTCGAGGAATGATTGGGTCGGCCACCATGCAGCTTGCCAAGCGCAATGTGCAACGTATTAAACGAACCTTAGAACGCCCTGATTTAGTTAAGGGCGAAGTTATGGCCTTAAAACGGGGAGATGCCCTAGATGGCACGGGCGTACTAGCTCACGACTATGGACGGTTTAAACCCATTGACAAAGAGCTGTGGACTGGCGATGCATTTGTAGTTATGCAGCATGGCGAAACTGGGGCCATTACTGAAAAGGAACCAACTTGGTCAGCTTACGGCATTGACACTTCGTTTATTGGTGGCCGTTATGACTTTGTTATGTGGGACGACCTTGTGGACCCTCGTAAAATGCGTACCCTTGAACAAAAAGAAGCGCTACAAGATGTATACCAAGATGTCTGTGAGACTCGTTTGGAGCCAGGTGGGTTATTAATCCTTCAAGGCCAGCGGATTAGTTCAGATGATCTTTACAGATTTGCTCTGGATATGAACGCTCCTATCCCCGAGGAGGATGATAATTTTGAAATGGAAGAATATACTCCCCGTTATGGCGAAGGACGAGAAGCAAAAAAATACCATCACATTATCTTCAAAGCACACTATGAGGAAAAATGCGATGAAACTCAGCACAAAAAATCCAGTGCGCCCTATCCAAAAGGTTGTCTCCTTGTCCCACGCCGGATCCATTGGAGCAAAAGCCAAACCCATCAATCAAACCGTGGAGAGCGTTTTACAGTGCTCTACCAGCAAGAGGACGTTGACCCCGCCGAAGTCCTTGTACCAAACGCTTGGGTCTATGGGCATGACGAGTTTGTCGGCTGCATTGACAAATGGCGGGATCGCCTCGAAATACCTAGCGGGCTTGTGGCGGCGGATTGTATTTCGGTAGCAACTGCTGACCCATCGCCTACAAACTACTGGTCAGTGCAATGGTGGATTTATGATCCAGCTTCTGAAACTCGGTATTTAATTGATCTTCTTCGTAAAAAGATGGATGCACCTGACTTTCTTGACTGGTCAGCACCCGATGGAAAGTTTGTTGGCATCATGGAAAATTGGCAAGATGCTTCTCGCACACTTGGTTTTCCAATTCAAACGTGGATCATTGAAGCCAATGCAGCACAGCGGTTCATGTTACAATATGACCATGTGCGTCGTTGGCGTTCATTGAACGATGTTGACATTTTGCCCCATACAACGGGTAGGAATAAAAGCGACAAAGACTATGGTGTGGAAACGTTAGCTCCGCACTGGCGATTTGGTCGAGTTCGCCTTCCTGGTAAGGGCGATGGAAAGATTGTTTCAATGCGGCTAATTGATGAAGTAACTAAATACCCGCATGGCAGAACGGATGACTGTGTAATGGCTGAGTGGTTCTTTGAGTGGAATCTATCAAACTTAAGCGCTCCCAGCGCCACTGTTCCTACTGCCTCTTGGCGACCTTCTTGGATTGCATCGTGAAAACAGCAGAAGACATTGTAGCACTTCACGTTCAGCGTAAGTCTACTCGTGGTGATTATCTTGCTCGAATGGGAGATATCTCCCGTCATTACAACAACGAAGTCACAGTTCCGCTTCCTGAACTGGATAGCAATGAAAAGCCTGCCGTAGCCAACCTTCTTGCACAGGGCATTGACCAGTATTCCCTTAGGGTTGCTTCCGTCATGCCTGATGTTCGCTTCCCCTCCCTTCGTCCAGGAATTTTGGCATCAGAAGAAAAGGCTCGTGCTCGCCGCAAAGCCACTCTTGGCTGGTTTGATATGAACTCCATGAGTATCAAAATGCGTCAACGTGCTCGCTATCAGACTGCCTATGCCTCCTCACCCGTTTCAATCCACCCCGTTAGCCTTAATGCCAACGATCAGCGTCAAATTCCTTTCTGGCGTATCCGGAACCCACTTTCCACTTTTCCTTCAGACACCGTAGACCCCTACAACATGGAACCTGACGATTGCATCTTTGAAGATGCTCGCACGCTGCGCTGGGTAAGAGATAATTATCCCGATTCAGCAAGTGTGTTGTACACAGGCAAGCAGTCAGACTCTTCGATGATTACCATTTTGGAATATGCAGACGCTGAAGAGACTGTTCTTGTTGCTATTGGTGCTAGGAAAGAATCCCGTGGGTACATGGCCGGAGAAGATCAGACGGGTGTTGCTCAAATTGTTCTTGCTCGGGTCCCTAACCGTGCAGGCATTTGCCCCGTAGTAGTTCCAAGCAGAATTGCACTAGACAAGGTTATGTCTAAGTTTGAATCCATGATGGGCATGTTCCATCGTCAGGCTAAGCTTGATGCACTCAACACTATTGCCGTTCAGCGTGGTGTATTCCCTGACGAATGGCTTGTTCCGCATCCCAATTCACAGGGTATGGAGCCTAAGATCGTTCAAAATGCCGACGGAAAAATTGGTGTTCGAGGAATCATTAAGAACGGCCAGATCGTTGCTATGAATCCTCAGCCGGGTCAGCACTCGGAAACCACACTTGACCGGCTTGAGCGGTCTGCTCGGCTCTCCGCTGGTATTCCTGCTGAGTGGGGCGGTGAGTCGGGCTCGAACATCCGCACAGCTCGCAGGGGCGATTCCGTAATGTCGGCTGCTGTTGATCCTGATATTCAGGAAACTCAAGAGATTTTTGCTGCGTCAATGGAGGCGGAAGTACGGCGCGCCATAGCGATCCAAAAGGCTTATTATGGTAAGAAGCCAACGCTCTTCCTCCTTGGGATGGATGGCAATGTTGGTAAGTACCCCGATTATACGCCAAAAGATGTCTTTGAAACGGATCTTTGTAAGGTAACATACCCGCTGCCTGGTTCAGACGCTAACCAAATGTCCGTAATGATTGGTCAAAAGGTTGGCATTGGCGAAATGTCTGTTCAGACTGCAATGGAAATGGACCCTCTTATTTCGGACCCAGAGCTTGAGACTTCTCGAATTCACATGGAGGGTATCCGCAAAGCGTTGCTTTCAGGTTTGGAACAACAGGCAGTCCAAGGTCAACTTGACCCAGCCTCTATTGCTAAAATCGCTATGAAAACAGCAGATGGAAAAACTACGCTTGAAGAAGCAGTAATTGCTGTTCACGAAGAAATGCAAAAGGAACAGGCGGCTAAGCAAAATGAGCAGCAGCAACCGCAGACCGGTATGCCGGGGATGCCAGGAATGCCAGAAATGCCAATGCAAGCCGGACCCCCCGGAGCTGGCGGAGCGGTTCCCGGAGCAATTCCCGAGGCGCAACCGCAGGACCAAGCTGGCCTTGCTGCCGCAATGGGTGGTGCAGGTTCTACTGAAGGAGCGGCACCCGTTGGGCCGCCGCCACAAGGGCTAGGAAACCTATCTCAGTTGCTTAGTCAATTGCACATGGCATCGTGAGTGACTGCTGGATCTGTCGTACTAAAGTAGCATTTCACATTGACCCGCTCACAACTTCCGACAACTTTCCCACACTTTGCGAAGATTGTTTTGGACGTAGAGTGTTTCGTCGTGCTATTTATCAACGGTTTTTAAGGAGATACAATGCCGAGAACAGGTAAAGGTGGGAAGCGTCAGGGCGACGCACAAACCGCATACTCCAATAGGACTGACCTCAATAACCGTGGACCACAGCCCATTACGGCTGCTCCAGGGCAAGCATACGGTGAACGTCAAATGCAAGAAGATGCTCAGCGTGCAGTCCCTATGGCTGGCATTGATGTACCTGCTCCTCGACCACAAGCAGCTTCTGCAATACCAACGCAACCTCAGCAATTGATCCCTGCTCCTGGGGAATATTTATTTGACCACCCAACTCAACGTCCCGAAGAACCATTGCTTGCTGGTATTCATCCCGTTTATGGAATTCCTAGTCAAGGAATGACTAATCGCCCTCATGCTGCTCTTGCTACTGCTTTAGAATCTGCTTCAATGTCACCCGAAGCAACTCCTTTGGTTCAACATTTGGCTGAAATTGTTAGAGGTTCGTTAAGCTAATGACATTTGTAAATGTCTTTGATGCAATTCCTACTGGACAAGTTCCAAAAAATTGGAAATTCGGCAATGGCAACGATGATATTGCTTCTAAATTAAATGATGTAGTTCAAGCCGTTCCAACAATTGCTCATTATCCTGATCTTGCTATGGCTGCTGTTAAGGGTGGCGGAGACCATGTTGCCAATGCTCAAGGCATTATGGGCGCTCATGTAATTTCTACGGCTGCCCATGCTCTTACGGGTTGGGCCACTCGACAAGCCGCACAACCACAAGATCGTTATATTGGTACAACTGGTATAGCAAATATGTCAGATGCGGATTATGTCAAATGGCTACAAACTCAATTTACAGGTGGAATTCATAACGTAATTGAAAATGCTGTGCAAACAGGTCAGTTGGATCAGTCTCATATAGATGCTGCTAATGCAGAAGCACAAAAGGGAGTGTCGCCAAAAGCTATTAAAAACGTTCAAGATCTTTCAAGAGCTCTTGATGTTGCTGGAAATCTTGGGCAACGTTGGTATGGAAATGTTGGCCTTGACCAATTTTCGCCCGTTGCAAAAGTTATTGGTGGTGTTGTGGCGGGTATTGGATCTGGCAAAGCACAAAATGAACTAGCTGGCGGTTTGGCTAAACAAGGCAAACACGAAATTGCTTTGAATATTCAATCAATATTTCACCCCACTAAAACTAATGGCAATCTTATTACAGAAAGTAATGACGCATTAACACACAACCCGCTTAGGCTTCCTGCCGTATTTGCACATAATGCAATTAAAATGTTTACGTCACAGGGTGATTCACTTCAACGAATGTGGCAAACACTGGAATATGAATATAAAACAAAAGGTGCTTATGCCGCTGGGCAAATGGCAGCTCCAATTGTTTTAGCAAGCGCCGCTGCAGCTGCTACTGGTGGGCTTGCTGAAGGGGCTGTTGCTCCAGCGGCAGAAATTGCTGTAGACGTTGCTCTTAATACTGTTCCAAAAGTTGCTGCTGCTGCCGCTGAAGATGCTGCTACTGCTACTGCTTCTGAAGCTGCTACTACTACTGTCGCTAATGCCGGAAGCGAAGCAGGAATTTCTGCTGCTCATAATGCTGTAATGAAATATTTAATGGCAGCCAAAAACACTGTTGCTGACCAACTTGGTTTAAAAGATGCTACAACTCTTCGTACTGCTGATGTAACTGCTGAAGAAATTGCTAGTCAAATGCAAGCAGAATTTAGCCGACTTACTGAAAATGCTGGCATTGACATATCAAAAAATCTTAAAACTGCTATTGAAAATCATTTAGATGAAGTTGCTGCTGATATTAAAACTGGGCAACAAATGCTCAACCCTTTTTCCGCCACGACCAAAATTGGCGAGGCAACTGGTTTTAATAAAATTCCCAAAGGGCTTGGTTTAATTGCTCATCAGATTGGGCGGGCAATGGATTCCCGCAGCTTGCTTGCAGCTGGCATTGGTGGGCCTGCGTATCTTAAGACTTATCACTCAGATGCTTGGGAAGCATCAAAAAAAGAAAACACCATTGGTCAATCACTTTCAGAAACAGT